AATCAATAGTGTCAAAGATATTCTCATCAACAAGTTCCTCAGCTTCATCTAATACCCAAGTGCTTATTCCTTGTAAAGATTTTAGACTTGCTGTTTGATTACCTGCTGAGGTTCTAATTCCTCTAAACAATATATCTGAATTATTCTTTGTATTAACTACTTCTTTTTTATTAATACTAAACACTTCATCAAATCCTAGCAGCCCTATCTTTTCTAAGAACTCAGGAATGATTGACAAGTGTGCTGATGTCATTGTGAAACGAGTAAAGAGTATTCTTATCCCTTTAGTCATAGTCAGTAAAGTCAAAAAGACTGTTACAGCAAAAGACTTACCTGAACCCCTACCACCTGTTATAATAAAGTATCTAGCGTCAGATGAAAATAAAGGATTGTATTTCTTATTCAGTTTCAGTTTCAACAAATGTTATTACAGGCATATTAATTACCTTATCACCTGAAGTTATATCTAACTCGGACTTCTCTACATATCCCCTACGCTTACCTTTTGTCTTTAAGAAAAAGATTGTAGCTGATGTTGAGCCGTCACCTATCTGTTTGTGTAATTGGCTTTCTCCAAAGTCTAACGCTATGTTTTCAATGTCCTGAACTTGTTTAGCAAATTCTTCATCTTCATTTAGCCATTTATAGTATGTTGAACGTGGAACGTCTGCTGACTTACAAGCAACTGTTACCACTCCTAAACTCTTTTCCAAAGCTTTCAAGATACTTTCCTTTTTTATGTGTCTACTTTCGTCCATATTATATTCCTTTAAATGCTTTCAATGGATAGAAGATTAAACTGTTTCTATACCCATTTTCTGCTATTGGTTTTATTGGTGTTACTCCGTGAACATTTCTCCAAGCAGGGTACACTAACATTGAGTTGTCAGCTTGTTCAAATGTTAAATTATAGTCAGGCACATTTAAGCAACCACCATTAGCGTTGTTTCTTTTTGTGAGGATTATGTTTACTGTTTCTGTAAGGTTTCCTGTATCTCTGTGAAATGGTGCTGAAATATTAAAGTTAGATATACTACTTGTGTACATTGTTCCAAACTTCCATTCATCTTTTACATCTGCAAATAGTTCTTGTTGTCTTTCGTATATTTTAGGAGTTATTTCTTTTATGATTTGTTCTGCTTCTAAACAAGCTCCCCACATTGCTTTAATAAATGTTTGTGCTTTCTTATCCCTGTGAACTGCTGATATATTAGGGTACGGTCTGCGCATATGAGGTCTTGGGGCAACACTACCGATTATAGTTGAGTATTGCTGAACACTATCATCTGACTTGTAATCTCCTGTTTTCTTATAACTTTCCATTATAGCATCACTTCTTGTCATTACACTTTTAGGTACATTATCACCTCTAAACTCTTTGTCTGCAACAGCTAATAACAGATTAAGTCTTTCGCTATACTTTGATACATCTTTAATATAAAACCCTACTATCTCCCCATCAAGTTCTAACAGGCAATCTTCTTTTATGTTTGGCTCATAGTAAGGACAGTCTTTACCTATCTTAATATTGTGTTCTACTTGTTTTAATTTAATTGTTTTCATATTAGTATTTCATTTTTGCGTTTAGAATTTAGTCTTACCTTATCCCCCCACTTTGATTTTAGTATTCTTATGTTTTTCTGTTCTTCTTTATCATCTCTAACATCAACTGCTCCCCCTTTGTTTGAATAATGCTCAAAAGTAAATAAGTATTTCTGATACCTTATAACATCTCCCCTCTCCCTATGTTGTAAAGTGAAGTCGTAATCTTCTTTAAGAGTGAGCTGAGTATCAAATCTAATGTCTGAAGGTTTTACAAATAACATATCACCAATACAAAAAGTATTAACGCTTACAATCTTATTAGCAAAAAAGTAATTGTCTGTTGGCGGTATTCCTAATAACTTAACACCTTTTACCTCATTGAACCTTGAAACAATATCTTTAATAGCAAAGTCGAGTTCTACTTTCTTAGGCTGTCCAAAATTCTTATTGACTACCACCTTTTTTATATCATCACTTAATTGTACGCATATCTTGTTATGTTTAAATGCGTGTTCTAGTGCGTAGTTTCTACTATCCATCAAGTTTCCTGTTTCATAAACATTCAAGCAACCATTCTCTTTGTATAACTTTCCTTCACCATTCTTAACGCAAAAGATATAATTCTTCTTTTGTTCTTCGTTAAATGGAAGTTTATCATATCTCCCTGCTGATATTACATATACATTATGCGTCATTCTTAAAAGCATTTAAAACAATTAATCCTACATTCTTACCTTCCTTTCTTGCTGTGTTAATTAGTAGTACAGCTTCGTCATAATGCTCAGGTTCAAACTCTATTTGTATTGCTCTCTTAACTGAAGCTTCTTTATCTTGTAATGTTGAGCCTAAGTCTAAATCTTCTAATACAGAATAGTCTACAGCTTCTTCAGGTTGCCAAACATCCATACCCCATTCACCTAGCTTTGCGTTATCCCATTGGTTTCCTAGAATATCCCAATCCCATTCACCGAACCCTACATTATCCTTTACGATAAATTCTTCTTTCTGTTCTTCTGTCAAACCCTTAGCTATTTTGACAGGTACTTCTTTAAGTCCTGCTGCAACACAAGCTTTGTATCTCATATTACCACCTAAGATAACATTGTTCTCGTCAAGTATTATTGGTCTTAGTTCTAGCATTTCAGGAAAGTCCTTAATAGACTTTACTAGTTTTTTGAATTTAGCTTCCTTGATTATTCTAGGATTGCTTTCGTTTGGTTTTAATTCGTTGATTTTTAGTTTCATAGTATATAATAGAATTTTTGTTAATTTATTTTAGTAGTCTTCATTTACTCCTCTTGTTCCTATTAGCTTTTCTTTTGCTCCTGCCCATAGTTTATCACCTCTTTTTTTTTTACTTAATGATGCTTCAGTTCTTTTAAGGCTTGGCATACCTTCTGTTGGTTTACTATCCATATACTTGCCGCAACTGCATTGAGCTTCTTTACATACCCACTTTTTATCCCTTAAAACTATTGTAGCTTTGCCAACTTCTTTTTCTTCTTTACCACATTCGCAACTATACTTTGTCATTATGTAATCTGTCTAGTTCAAAGTGTAAATGATTAATTGCTTTCTGTATATCTTGTTCAGCAGGATTGCCTTCTTTTTTACCTGCTCTTAATAAATAACTGATTGCAGTTCCTAAGTTGTAGCTATCAGGTTGAAAGTCTTCTACTACTTTTCTTGCTGAGTAACCGTATTTCTTTCCTGAGTAGTAACTTGGTTCAGGTGTTGCTTTGTAATCTAAGTCTATTGGTGGCATATTTTCTAGGTTTTTAATTAGTTTGTCGTTCTGTGTCATTATTTAAAAGTTTTAAAAGTTGGTGCGGTGTGTATATCCTGCTATCACCATCATAGTTTTCAAAGATACAAGTAAAGTTATCATTTTCCCAAGTCCAAAGACTTCTGACGTTCTTTTTAACGTGGCTGTTTAATACCCATTTAATTGTTTTGTAAGTTCTATTTGTATTCATTATATAGTTTTTTAATTCCATCAAAGCAAGTTGATATACACGAACCGCAATTTGTTCTAGGACTGTAGTTAGTATTGTATATTGTATTATAAGTTTCAATCATTCTCTTTTTAGCTGCTTGGTCTTTTGCTCTACCTGTTTTTAAGTCTTTCCACATATCTAATATTTCATCTACTATTTCCTGCGGTAAACTTTCAGGACTTTCTACTTCTGTTGTTTTATCCCAATACTTCTGAGGACAAGCCAAAGGTGCTATTCTTGCCTTCACTTTCATAAAGCATTTACAAATGGAGCAATTTCCTAATAAAGATTTGTAGTAAACACAACTCTTACAAATAGCTATTCTATCTTCATAAATTTCGTTAGGTACAAAAAACTTATTCATTTTTCTTCTTCTTCCTTTTTTTAACGATTATTGTCTGAGAAAACCCAAACATCATTTCAAAAGAAGAACACTTATCAGGGTCATACAATTTCATTCAATTCTTTTTTTAATATTTCTCTTACTTTATCTATTGTAGTAAATAAACTGTTTCTGCTTATTCCTGTTTTCTTTGCTAGACTGTCTAAAGTTTCACCTGAGTAATAAAGCTCAAATATCTTTTTATCGTACCACGTTTGCTTATCTAATACTTTGTCAATTTCTTCAAGCTTCTCCCATTTGTAATTGTCTTCTATTTCTTCAGGTAAGTTATAGATACTATTATGAAAAGCGTTCTGACTCGTGCTTGTCATATAAACTCCTACTAAATTAGTGTAGTATTTTTTATACTTATAATAAAAAGGACTTCTTACACTTGTTAGGCTTCTTCTCAATACTACAGCACCGTAACCTTTTATTCCTTTTAATCCGTCTTTTTCGTAAATTGCAGATAATGTTTCAGGGTTCATCTGAAGGAAGTAAATCATAAGTTCCTGTACTGCGTCATTAATAGCTTCTTCATCTTGCGTTATCCCGTAACACATATTTCTAAAGAATGAACTTAGCTTAGATATTTCTGCATATATC